TCTAAGTTGCAATAAACATCTGCCTGTGTCTTTAGCTAAAAATACAACTCCTGCCGCCGTAATCAAAGTATTAATCTCCAGTAGCCTGGGTTATATGTTCCTTGCCAGCTACTTATCCATTGTACGCCAGTCCATTTAAACTGTTGTGATGTATGTGAATTTGTTGCAAGTGCAGTTGTGCCAATTTTTGCACTAGCATCAAATACTACAGACCATGCACTACCATTATACTGAACAATATCGTTAGCACTTGCAGTGATACCACCCCATTCAACAAATGTAGATAATATAGGTCCTGTTAGTAAATATCGTTGATCGGTTGCTTGAGCAATTAATGTATCACCTGGTCTACTTGTACCTGGGTCTATAATTTTATTTACTGCGTCTAATGAGTTAGTTGGTAATGTATCAGCATCAACATTGAATACTAAGTTGTTAGGATTTGCTGGATTAGCCGCTATACTACCGATAACTAATAACTCTCTTTCTTCAGGGTCAGCACTTATATTAAGCTCTAGTCTGCTTGTTGTTCTCAATTCACCGTGCATTTCTATAATGTCAGCCCATTTTACTTCAACGTTCATTGGATTAACTAATGTTGCACCACCACTTATAACTTTTACTTTGTACTCGCCTGGTGTAACAGTAACACTTGCAGTATCGTTAATTGATCCAAAGAAGTCAGCATAACTGCCATCAAATCCTAAGTCAGCAAGGCTATCTACATTGTGTATGTCGTTAACAATGCGTTGTATAATTGTTTGTCTTTTAACTTTAGCAGGAGGCGATATCCAAATAGGCACAGCAAATGTTAATGTTGATATGTCTAATGTTTCGTCTGTTCCTGCTGGCAATGATCTACTACTCCAGTTTATATCTGTTAATTCTACTTCAAACACACTGGTCCAATCCAACGGATTGTCGTTAACTTGTAACTGTATACCAGGGTTAAATATTACAAATATTTGTTCTAGTATTTGTAATTTTGTGTCTGTATTAGTAGTCCAAATATCTACTTGTATATTAAGATTGTATGGAACAGGCATATAACGTTGTGTAGTATATAAGTTTCCTTGCTCGGAAGTATACTTACCTGACGCTACGTCCCATTCTCTTTCTGCTACTTGAGTAGTATCAACTAGGAATGGATCTTGTATTCTTTCTTTAGCCTGCCCTATGCTGGCTACACTAACTGTAATTTGTGGTGCATTAGCAACAGAATTCTCTGAATTGTTTTTCAACATATGAGCTACCATTCTACTGATATCACCATATCGTGCAGGAACTCTGTTAAGACGCTCAGCACCTTTAACAATTTCTTTAACTTGAAAGTTTGAGAATACTCGTACAAGTTGTAGCAGATAACGTTTTATCTGTGCGTCATACCAATAATCTAAATTTTTACCTGCCATTGCTTAATTCTCCCGGATATATAATTCTAGGCATACCATTTAATGCATTAGCTACATCCATTGTGACTACATAAGTGCCTGGTTCGTTAACCCACCAGCCAATCCTTGGACGGTTAATCCAATAATAATCATGATGACAACCAAACTCTATTGGAAAGAAACCAATCATTTGTTCAGGTTTTGTTGTTACTACAGTAACACTTTCAGTTAATTTTTTAGTGTTTGCATTATAATAAAACATTCCATGTGTTGTATAAGGTAGCGTCGGTTCAGGCATAGGATCATGCTTAGGCATGGACTGAGAAGCCCATACTGAGTTTGCAAACTTCACTTTAAAAGATTCTAATAGTTCAGGTCGTTTGTAAGGCCACGGCGGAACTGAATAATCAGCGTCCCATGTACGAACTTCCATGGCTTGAAATTCTGGAGCATAATAAAGATTAGGAAACAACTTATCTAAATGCCTAGTATAAGATACAAAACCTTCGTCAAATATACATGGCCCGTAAAATTCGCTGTACACTACTTCTGGAACTGGCCCTGTAAAATCTTCTACAGTTAATCTTTCTATGTCTTTGTTTATAACTCGATATTGCTCTTGACTAAATCCTAATTTTTCTAATGCACGATCTAATATTAAGAAAGCCTGCGGATCGTATTCTACAAAATATACAAATTTTGCACCATGTTTAAAGGCATTAATTCCTGCATAGCCTGATCCTGCTCCTAAATCTATAACAGTTTTGTCTTTTGAATATTCTTCTATTAAGTTATCCTGATGTCTTCTGGGAGCATTTGCAATACTAAGCACAAAGCCTTCTGGGTTATGACGGGTATCCCATTCTGATGGGAACGGGCTGTCAGACTGCTCAGCAAGATCAGGACGATTTTCGTCCGATATTTTAAAAAAATTGCTTTCTCTTAGTCTGTACGTCATACTATACCTGTTCTAAACGTTCCATTAGTCTTTCAGCTCTTTTAGTAACTTGCCTATACCATTTACTATCTCTGCCTTCTATTCCTGCTTGTTTCCAATCTTGCTCTTCGAGAGCTTTTCTAAAGTTTTTAAATCCACCAAGTCTTCCACGACCCATGTTAAACATCATATTAACCAAGACTTCCTGGGCAACGCCAGGCCAGTCAGTAAACCCTTCTCCGTATAAAGCAACACATTCTGATATTGATGTGTCGAGATCCCTATCGAAGCATTCTTTTGTTCTATCTTCTGAGACTGGAGTACCCACTTCGGCTCCAAATTCTTCGTCACTTTCCAATACGAGATGGCCCACGCCAAAAGTTGGATAGCCGAGATGATCGAGGTAAATTTCATTTACTACTCCTTCGTCTATTTTTAGTTGCTCAAAAACTGAGTCTCTGTCCATTTGTTCTTTTCCAAAACCAAACATTTACTGCTCCTATGTGTCTGTGCGAGGTGCTACCACCTGGCTTAAATTTGTTTTTTCTTTAACAGTTTCACCGTCACTGTTAATAGTATAAGTGTCGTTATTTATAAACGATGCTAATGTTTTATTAGCAGTTGCCCATGTGCGTTTGTGGTCATCGGCATATTTAACCCATCTCGTTCCTTTCTTTTGAAACAATCTATGGGGAGAAAAATCTGTACGCAAGTAAAAATCACCATCACTTGTACCCGAAGTTGGGAACGATGCGCCACTACCTACAAGGCTTAATCCGTTTGGTGCTGACCCATCACTTGGTTCGAGGTATGCTTTATCTGGTGATTTAGGGTCAACATATAAGTGACCAGTTTGATACATTCGGCTGTCTTGTGCTACATCATTTTCTGCTTGTTCTAATAGTGCATCATTAATAATAATTTCATCTTGATACTTGCTGAGTAGATTTCGTAAGTCACCTTCATCTTCTCCAGTACCGAGTATATCTCTGTATTCTTGAGAATCTGTTATTGGTCCACACTTAACTCTCCACAAGTGAGGCCACCAACGTGGATCGAAACCCTCGGCAGGCCTTGCACCTTCTTGTACAACATAGTATCTATTAATAGCTTCGTCACTGCCTAATAACGCATCATCTCTGAGATGCGGAAGCTCTAATACATCACCAGGCATCAATTTTCTGCCTATAGTGTCCATCATTGTGTCAATGTGGAAGTTAATGAATACTGTGTCGTTAGCCAGGAATGCTCCAAATTGTGTTAAGTCGAACCCGTCACTTTCTTGTAACTGGTAAGAACCTATCATTTCGAATATATCCTCGCTGTACTTTCTATCTCTGTTTTCTAGAAATAGTAAGTCTTGAATAAATATATCAGACGTTACACCGTCTGTACTTGGTCTTGTTGGGTCTGTAGAAGCACCCACGTCTTGGATACCCATGTATTTGTGTACATGAATGCCTGTTCCACCAGCGTGGAGATGTTCGCCAACTACCCTATCAAAAAATTTATAGTCATTGGTCTTAGTCGGATTCCATAGTTTTAACTTTCCCATAACACTATTTATCAGAACTTACGGCAACTCGAATTAGTATCGAATAAATAGACGTATGGATAGAGAACAACTGCTAACAACAATCAAGCACCAATTAGGCGATATAAACATTGCACTTGAAATAGGAGTGTGGCGAGGTTCTTATAGTAGATCTATAATTAAAAACCTTCAACCTACTACGTTTTATGGTGTAGACCCGTATGACATATACGAAGGATATACCGATAAACCTAATCTACTCGAGTTTCAAAATAACCGAAGCTTAGAGGAATTATACAATAGAGTCATGAAAACCTTTAAAACATTTAACACTGAATTAAGTCATACTAACAGCAAGATAATAAGAGAAATGGGCACCAACTATGCACCTACGTTTGCTGATAACACAATAGACTTTGTTTATTTAGACAGTGATCACAAATACGAGTCTGTTAAATCTGAGATTAATGCGTGGTATCCAAAAGTTAAAGTTGGCGGCATACTAGCAGGACACGACTACATAGCGAGGAGTCACATTGAAGAGTTTGGTGTTATTCCAGCAGTAACAGAATTTATAGAACGAGAAAACTTAACTTTACATACTACTGATGAAGCATATTCTTCTTGGTGGGTAACTAAAACATAGGAAATACATGAGAATTTTTATAACAGGGCACGACGGATTTATTGGATCACATATGGTTGAACGTTTACAAAACGACCATGAACTAGGGTTTCTTGAATATGATTTAAGAGATCATGCACAGGTGAAAGCACAACTACATGAGTTTAATCCAGAGATTATTGTCCACTTAGCGGCAAGAACAGAAGTAGAAGATAGTTTTTATGAACAAATAGTTTTCTCAGAAGTAAACTATGTAGGTACTGTAAACTTAATTGAAGCCGCCGCAACCTTACCAAACTTACAAAACTTTGTGTTTGCAAGTACAATGGAAGTTTATGGTTGGCAACCAATCAGTGATGTAATCAGAGATGGTACTGATACCCCAGAAGATATTTTTGCGTTTACTGAAAACACACAACCTAATCCAAATGCACCATATGCCGTTGCAAAATATGGCTGTGAAAAATACTTAGAGTATGCACACAGAAGTTTAGGATTACCGTTCACTGCTATTAGGCAAACTAATGCATACGGTAGAAAAGACAATAACTTTTTTGTAACAGAACAAATTATTTGGCAGATGCTAGATAATCCAGAGGAAATATTCTTAGGCTATGGTAAGCCATATCGTAACTTCATTTTCATTGAAGACTTACTTGATGCCTGGGAGGCAGTTATCCGTAATCCAGAAAAATGTGCTGGCGAGATATTTTGCTTAGGACCAGACAATGCAATAAGGATTTCAGACTATGTTGACCTCATTGCTAAGAAGGTTGGCTGGGAAGGAAAAGTTCATTGGGACAAGAAGCCAGAACGTCCAGGTGAGATATTTATACTGAATAGTTCTAATGCAAAAATCACAGAAAAGTTAGGTTGGCAACCGAAAGTTTCTCTTGATGAGGGACTAGATCGGACAGTTGCTATTTGGAAGGACATTCATAGCAAAAACGCCGAATTTAAGAATATTACCAATATAATCACGTAATTTTTGCATCATTTTTATATATAGTAGTTGACAGCATTAAAAGATGTGTTAATATGTTAAACATATCGCTTCACTAAGGAACTCTATAAACATGGCAAAACGTAAAGCAAAGAACGTATACTTCACGCCTGAACCAGACTGGACGAAATTTGCAGGCATAACAGACCAGGATGCAATGGTAAAAGCATACCAGGATGTTCAGTACTTTGTGCGAACAGAGATCAAGGACAAAGAAAAGATTATTTTAACAAGAGAATGGGTTAAAAATAAATCTGGTTGGGATCCTGCAGACATTCAGACAATACTTAAATGTCCTGATTACGCCTTTGGCGCAACTAGTACTACATTTTATTCTTGGGAAAAATTAGGTTTTATACCAGACTCAACCCTTGTGCATGTTGAGAAGCGAAAAACTGAATGGATTAGCCAAGGTAAAAAAGTTGTCGAAGAGAAATCCGCAAAAACAGATGAAAAGCCAAAGAGAGTAATTAGCATACAAGAACGTATGAAAGACCAAGTAGCAGAGCTATGTGGGGAAATGGAATACTTTCTAGATGAGTTAGTGGAAAATAAGAAATCAATAAAAGACTTTGATCCTTACACAATGATGATTGCGTACCAGCCAGAAGTAAAAGGCCCACATGCTAAAATTATTAAAGATGAGTTTGCAAATTGTTATCAAGAATCTTTAGAAGTGCTTGAGTGGAAAGACGAAGACCTGAAAGAAGCATATAGTAACTTTGATCTTAAAATGCGTAAAGCGTATGTAGGGTACCACGAAGCAATTAATACGGCTTGTGATACTATTATTAAAACAAAAGCGACTACACGCAAAGCTCGTAAGCCTAAAGCACGGTCTAAAGAGAAGATAGTTGATAAGTTAAAGTATAAGATTAATTTTCCAGAGTTAGGATTAGTAAGTATTACACCTACAGAAATTGTTTATTGTAACGAATGTTGGACATATAATACTAAAACTAGAAAGATAGGAGTGTACAAATCTACACATCCTGATCCTAAGAGCATGAAACGAGAAGGTGGCGGCATAACAATTAAAGGCACCACAATTCACGGTTATTGTGAACAGACAAGTGTACAAAAAACCCTTAGAAAGCCTAAAGAACAAATTAAAATGTTCGCAGGAGCCAAGACGGCATGTAACAAGAACTTTAAAGAAATTAAAACTACAGACACCAAAATGAATGGTAGATTTAATGAACACATGATAATATTAAAGTCATTTTAAATACCAACACTCACTAAAATGTGATAAATAGTGTTATGCCAGAGAATCAAATAGGATACAATAATAGGGAAGACCTAGTACGAGAGTTGCAACTTAGGTTAGCAGACGATATCGTTGATGTGGAATTAGACAGAGCCCACTACGACATTGCTATTGACTCAGCTTTAAATAAGTATAGACAACTTAGTTCAGGCGCAGTAGAAGAAGCAGTAATTTTTATTCAAACACAACCAGGTGTTACAGAGTATACATTACCAAACGAAGTTATTGAAGTGCAGAGACTTTACCGTAGAGGGGTTGGTACTAACTCCGGAACCGGTTCTAACTTTGATCCATTTGATGTAGCATTCAACAATATGTATCTTTTAAATGCAGGCCAAATCGGTGGTTTAGCAACATTCGATTCATTCTCTCAATACAAAGAAACAATAGGACGTATATTCGGTAGTGAATATAACTTTCTTTGGAATAGAAATACAAAAGTATTACAAATACTTCGAAACATCAAAACTGATGAAGAAGTTGCAGTCGGCGTACATAACTTTATCCCTGAAAAAACATTATTAGGTGATATTTATGCAGGCAAATGGTTAGTTGATTGGGCACTAGCACAATCTAAATTAATACTCGGTGAAGCTAGAAGTAAATATATGGGTGGTATTCCAGGAGCAGGCGGCAACATTGTGTTAAACGGTGAAGCAATGAAACAGGAAGGCCAGGCTGAATTGGAATCTCTTATCATGGCAGTACATAACATGGAAGAAGGCAATAGTCCTTTAGGATTTGTAATAGGCTAACTTTTATTTTTATCACTAGCACACATAAACAGGGCACAGTATGAACATTATTGGATTGGTTGGTTTTATAGGTTCTGGAAAAGACACGGTAGCAAACATGTTCGTTGAGAATCATGGTTGCGTACAAGACAGTTTTGCCGCACCTCTTAAAGATTTATGCTCAACAATTTTTGGTTGGGATAGACACTTGTTAGCAGGCGAAACAGTTGAGAGCCGAGACTTTAGGGAAACACCTGACCTATATTGGACTAAGAAATTAAACATAGATAATTTTACTCCCCGCCTAGCATTACAACTCATGGGTACAGAAGTACTCCGCAATCATTTTCATGAAGACATTTGGCTTAACAGTTTAGAATATAGACTGAGGAAGAGACATACTGAGCAACCTTGTGTAGTTGTTAGTGATGCAAGATTCCGCAATGAACTATCATTAGTTAAGTCAATGAATGGTTTTGTTGTTTGGGTACAACGTGGCGAGCTACCAGACTGGTATGACATTGCAAAAACGGCACACGAAAATGCTGTAAATAGAAAGATTATGCAAACTCGTTATAAAAGCGTCCACGAAAGTGAATGGAACTGGGTTGGTCATCCAGTAGATTATATCATAAGCAACAATGATACTTTAGACAATTTAACTGAGCAAGTTGCTAAAATTCGACTAGATATGGATAATAACCAGCCTACACGCCTTTATAGTGTGTGAAGGTCTATTTATCTAGAACCCCTTTTATTACAACACCCAATATTCTATAATACCGCCTAATATCTGATTTATCATAAATACATGTATCCATAACAAATTATATATAAATGGGAGAACAATATGGCTACATTAACCTCACCTGGAGTTAGCATTACCGTAACAGACGAAAGTTTTTACGCGGCGGCTGGCACAGGCACAGTACCTCTTATTGTTATTGCAACAGCAGAAAATAAAACCGCCCCGGATGGTTCTACAACTGCTTCATATACTACTCAAGCAAACACTGGAAACGTATATTTAGTCAATAGCCAAAGAGAATTACTTACAAACTACGGTAACCCTGATTTTAGAAAAAGCGGGGCAACACCTTTACACGGAGACGAACTTAACGAGTATGGCTTACAAGCGGCATACAGTTTCTTAGGAATTGCCAATAGAGCATACGTCCTTAGAGCTGATATTGACTTGTCAGAACTTACTGGTTCAACAACGGCTCCAACAGCGGCTCCATCAAACGGTTCATACTGGTTAGACTCAAGTGCAACAACTTGGGGTCTTAAAGAATGGTCTGGTTCTGCATGGGCAATTAAAGCAACTTTATCACCAAATAAAGATCAAGTAACTTCAGGCGCCGCTCCGGCACCTAAAGCTAGTGTTGGCGTGAATGGCAATTATGCTGTTGTATACCAAACAAGTGCTGGCGTTACTATGGCAAACATCAAACTTTATGAAAAGGTTTCAGGTGCATGGCATGAGATTGGCAGTTCAGGTTGGGATTCAGCTACAAGTGGCGACTTCCAAATTGCTAGACATACTAATGTTCCAACTACTAAAAGTGGCGGCGGATCATTAGCGGCAGGTGATTTATACTTACAAACTAACACATTGAACAGTGGTTCAGTTCTTGGTTTAAAACTTTATAGCTCAACTACTAAAGCATGGACAACACAACTTGCTTCTTACAGAAAGTATTCTCATGAAGCATACACTGATTACAGTGGTGCTCCAGCAGTTGGATCTTTATGGTACAAGTACAATTCAGACACAGCAGTAGTTAATCTTAAGAGGCACAGTGGTGCATCTACATTAACTATCTCAAGTTCTGCGGCAATTGCCGATACAACTACAACATATACAGGCCACGTTAATGGTTCTGTTGCACTTAAACTTAACATTAACGACAGATTTGCTGTTAATGGCGCAAGTGGATATGTTAATGTAACTATGTATAACTTTGATAGCGATTCAGATGGCAATCTAAGTATTGATGATATGGTACAAGCGATTAACTCAGCTTTGAGTGGCGCTAACGCTGTAAATACACAGGCAGATAAAATAACATGTTCAAATGTTTCTGGTAAAGTCACACTAGTTAATAGTGCAGGCACAGACATTAATATTGTTGCTGGTACTGTTTCAGGCTTTAATGCGGCAGATTTAAATCTGTCAGAAACTAACAGTAACTGGGGAGACTTGAGTTTCACTTCAAGTGCAACAGCACCTACAGGAACTTTAGCAAATAATACATTGTGGTATGACAACTTAGTTGATAATACAAACATTGATTTTGTTTATAAAGGTTCTGACAGTAAGTGGCAATCATATGCATTTGATGTAAACATTGCGGCTACAGAGCCAACAGTACAAAGCGATAAAGGTTCACTTGTAACTGGTGACTTATGGATTGATAGTAGCGATTTAGAAAGCTATCCTAAAATCTACAAGTACAACTCAGCTTTAGCGGCAGGTTCTAGATGGGTATTAGTTTCGAACATCGACAAAACATCATCAGCAGGAATTATATTTGCTGACATGAGATCTGCTATAACACAAGGCGCCGGCGTTGCAATGGACACTGATTGTCCTAATCCTGCTTTATATCCTTTAGGTATATTAGGTTGGAACAAACGTTTATCAGGTGGCAATGTTAAGAAGTATTCAACAACTAACACTAGATGGGAAGATAACAGTGGTAACTTTGCTGATGGTTCACCTAAAATGCTTAGAAAAGCACAAAGGGGTGCTGTTGTTACAGCATTACAGGCATCACTAACTGCAAACCAAGACATTAGAAATGAAACAAATAGGTTCAATCTAATTGCATGTCCTGGATACGCAGAATGTTTAGATGAGATGATTACATTAAACACTGATCGTAAGGAAACAGCATTTGTTATTGCAGACGCTCCTTTAGGATTAGCAAGTGACTCAACCTCAACTCAAGCATGGGCTAAGAACTCAGCAGTTGCAACAGCAAACGGTGAAGATGGACTAGTAAGTGGATCAGCATACGCGGCTGTTTACTACCCACATGGTATGTCAACTAATTTAGACGGAACTAACATTGTTATTCCTTCTAGTTCGATTGCTTTACGCACATTAGCGTATAACGATCAGGTTGCTTTCCCTTGGTTTGCCCCAGCTGGTTTCCAAAGAGGTGCTGTTAGTAACGCTACCTCAACTGGTTATGTTGATAGAAAAACAGGATCATTTAAAGCAGTTTCATTGAACGAAGGTCAACGAGACGCCTTATATACTAATAAGGTTAATCCAGTTGCTAACTTCCCTGGAAAAGGAATTAGTGTATTTGGACAAAAGACTTTAAGCCCTACAGTAAGTGCTTTAGACAGAGTTAACGTTGCACGTTTAGTTGTTTACATAAGAGAAAGACTTGACGATATGGTTAAGCCATTCTTGTTTGAACCAAACGATGCGTCAACAAGAGCAGATGCTAAAGCAATAGTAGATAGATTCTTATCAAATCTTGTTACTCAAAGAGGTTTATTTGACTTTGTTACAGTTTGTGACACTACAAATAACACCGCTGAAAGGATTGATAGAAACGAATTGCATATTGATATTGCTATACAGCCTATCAAAGCAATCGAGTTTATTTACATACCGATCAGAGTACAAAATACTCTTGGTTCGACTGCATAAGTTAAACTTTACAGTAAAACACTAAAAGGCGTCACTGGGCGCCTTTTTTTGTGGTTATAATAACATACTTTAACTATTTTTTGCAAAAAGTGATAAATATCTGCATATAAACGATAATCGTTATTATTTTATTAACGTAGGAGAATACAATGGCACTAGAAGCTATACCAACATTAAACAAGTTCGGAGTACCGACAGGCGACAGTACTACCGGAACAGGCATATTAATGCCAAAACTAAAGTATCGATTCAGGGTTACATTTTTAGAAGGCTTCGGTGGTGCTGTTGCAGGTGATAACTTAGTTATTACACAAAACGTACAATCAGTAGTTAGACCAAAAATTACTCATGAAGAAGTTGTTATCGATTCTTACAATTCAAGAGTATATATCCAAGGTAAACATACTTGGGATCCTATTACTGTTACTGTAAGGGATGATATGACTAACGGTACATCAAAAGCAATCGGTAGACAGTTACAAAGACAGTTCAACCACTTCCAACAAACAGCTCCATCCGCCGGATCAGACTATAAGTTCCAAACAGCGATTGAAGTGTTAGATGGTAGTTCAACTGAAGCAACTGAATATTGGATATTAGAAGGATGTTTCCTTACTAACGTTGACTACACTGATCAAGACTATACTGCAACAGATCCAGTTCAAATCATTATGTCAATTAAGTATGATAACGCCACTCAATATGATGTAGACGGTTCGGCATTGAGCCCAGCACCGGCGGCTGGCGAATCAACACTTAGAGCGTAATATTAGCTCTATGGGGAGTCAACCATGGGCATAGATTTTTTAGATCTTCTCGGCGAAAACGGCAGTAAGAAGTTCCTTGTAAGGGACTTCCGAAATGCGTCGCAACTCGTACCAGGTGTTAATCCGCCGAGGCAGAAGTTTGAAGGATATGTAAATTTTATTCTTAACAGAGACATATTCGATAAATTTAAAGATACCCACAATTTTAGAAAAGAGATCAGCAGTTTAATTAGAACTGCTGATTTACCTTCTGTTGTATTTCAGACAGAAACTAAAAATCAATACAACAAGAAAAAAATAGTTAATACAGGTGTTACATATAACCCAGTAGGAATAACGGTGTTTGACACAGTAGGCAATGAGTGGTTAACTACACTTATGAAATATTTCTCTTATCACTTTATGGACCCTCGTAATTTGCAAAAAGGCGATGACCGAGATATAGCAGGTCATCGAGGTAGAGAAGGCGGACTAGTCAATATGAAGGACGGTTTTGATTCTAATGCGACAGGTTATAACTTAAATGCTTCAGCACAATTTTTTGAACGCATAGACTATGTGTTGTATCATGGCAGGAAAGGAGTACAGTATAGTATTTTTAATCCAGTAATGACAAATTTTAAACCAGGTGGCATTGATTATTCTTCTAGTGAGGTACAAGAGTTTTCTATGGAGTTCGAATACGAAAGATTTACGGTATTCAATGAACTTAACTTTGCTTTAGGCGACGAAGATCTCAGTAGATTTGAAAGTATAGCTCAATTGTCAGGTGATTTATTTGAAGAAGACTTACCGGAAGTTATGAAAACTTCACGAACGTTGAAATTATTAGGCACAGAAGATGCTGATAAGAGAGACCGTTCTGCTCAGCCAGCCTATACTACGACTCCTGGTAACCCTGATACAGAGACCATTGCTAGATCGGCTGAAGAAGCAACTTATGCCGCATCAAATACAGGTACTCGTTCGGCAGGCGCAAAAGATTCCTCTGGTAGTATATTTAAAGACATATTAGGTGATGTTGCGGACTCAGCCTTATCAGCAGTTTTACGTGGACAAAATGTTAAAGACGCTATAGTATCAACGGCTGTTGCAAAAGTATCAACTGCGGTCGGCGAAGCAATTAATGAGAATGTAAGTTCAGAAGACCAAATTAAAACACCATAATGGTAGGATTATAGATAATGGCAACAAGTTTATACGATACGTTCGGTAATGACATAAAATATCGAATCGATGAAGGCACAATCAGAACATACTTAGTAAACAGTACAATTGATTTTCCTTTACCAGAAGCGGCTTCCGACATTCTTGCCGGTTATGTCTCTACTACTGGGTCAATAGACGGTGCGTTATATGATCAAGTAACACAAAAGTTAATAGTTGCAGGATTCAAAAAGCCTAAGGCATTAACAATGGCAAAAGTTTTATTAGCAGTTGCGGAATCAGAACAACTTAGCCCGTTAGTATATTTTGATGATCCAGACTCAGCAATTAAGTTAACACAAGATGGGTATGATGCTATGAACAACATAAGACCTACAGGAAACAGAGTAAGTATTACAACTGCAATTAAAAATTCAGCAAACACTAGATTCAGTAATATCATCCAGCCATGAACGGCAAGAAATTTGCAAGCGGTCAATACCTTGTTGAAAACCGTACTAAGTATATAGGTGGTAAAAATCCAACTTATAGAAGTAGTTGGGAATTAGCCTTCATGAAAATGTGCGACTCACACCCAAATATAATTAAATGGGCAAGTGAAAACGTTAAAATACCTTATAGAAGTCCAATGGATGGCAAGTACCACAACTATACCCCGGACTTTATGATACAATACACTGATAGAAGTGGACAAACACATGTTGAGCTTATAGAAATTAAGCCTAGCAATCAAACAACAATGGAAAATGCTAAGAGTTCAAGGAATCAAATCCAAGTAGCCATTAATGCCGCTAAGTGGACTGCCGCACAAGAGTGGTGCAAACGCAAAGGCATAAGATTTAAAGTAATTAACGAAGATCAAATATTTCAAACAAAGAAAAAACGTAATCCAAAAAAGCGTATTGCTAAGAAAAGAGTCTAATAGATGATTCTATGCGGCGGCGATAGCTTCAGTAAATTTACTACTCCCTTAGGACAATATACTGCCAGCGAAGTCAGTAACAATCAAAACGGCAAAAATAAAAAACGCATTAATTTGGACGGCGCACCGGGACTAAGTGCAGTAGAATTACTAATGAAGAAATATAATACTCCTGGAACTTCTTTGGGTTGGGAGGGTGCTAGTATAGATGCCACTGTAGCTAAAGTTATACACCATATTACTAATCATAACGATGTAAAGTTTTTATTTTTTTACTTAACAGCAAGTGTTAGAATAATGTATTCTCTTAAAGCAACTGGTAACTATCATTATGCAGACAAAGGCTACGATGATCCGCATTTCTTTAATAATAGAGAAATCTTAAATGTGCATTATCCTGAAAACGAAAACGCTATAGCCTATGAGTATTTTCTATCCCAACCTACTTATAAAAAATATTATGATAGTTATGCATATCTAAATTTTCTAGTAAATGTGTGTAAAAATCGAGGAATCAAAATTCTTTTTATTCGTACAGAATGCCGTGAACTAGACTCAAGTTTGTTTTTAGACAATAATAATAATACTCGAATTATGGATATTAAATTACCAGGTGATATGTATGAGAGTCCAGAAAAACGACATTCTAACCATCTTTTCCCTCACGAACAAAAAGCAATATCAGAACAAATTATTGATCTTCATGAATCATTTTTATTAGACATACTACAAAAATAATATAAATAGTAGTATGACCAAGAAACTTGAAGAAGAATTTAATCTCCCGCCAATAGAAGAAGCCTTAGACGCTCAATCACAAGAAGTCAAAACTCCTATTGAACCCGCTATTACTATACAAACTGTAGAAGATGCAATAAGTGTTAGTGAAAAAATTAATAATGCGTTAGCTGAAGTAAGAGGAATGGAACATCATGATAAAGAAATGGATGATCTTGCTCTCCAGGCAATCGAAAGTTACGAGCAGTTAATGAGTCTTGGTATGAACATGACTGATATGGCGGCTGGTAGTGTATTTAACAATGCGGCAAACATGTTAAAAATTGCATTAGAGGCTAAAGACAGTAAAATTAATAGAAAATTAAAGCAAGTAGATTTAATGCTAAAAAAAGCTAGCCTAGATCACAGGGTAAAAAGTAAAGATGGTGAAGCTGGATTCAGTGCAACTTCGCTTAATCGCAACGAACTACTCAAAATTTTAGGCAAGAGTGATAAATAATAACATAGAGCAAATAATTTGCTCATAAATAATTCAGGAGAATAAAAATGGCACAAACAAAAGGATCAGGATCCGGTGTTGCCGAATTTGTAACAGGGACTCTTATTTCAAGACATAACCTTGTAGCAGTTTTAGTTGACACAGGCGCAGACCTTCAAGCAGAAGACGATGCATATGGTGAAGCAGTTGAACGAACATTAGGAGTTTTACAACCTCTAATGTATGTTATCCCAACCGCCGCCGCAGGACAAGTTCATGCGATAGTTGATGGAAGTCAATTTGATGCGGCATCTGTTCAAGTACAATTAAGAGCAATTGGTACTCAGGTTGCTAACAGTTACGATTTTAGTGGCGCTACAGTTACTTTAGGTACAGGCTTAGTTGTAAGTTAAGTTTAGGTTACAATCAAAATTAAAAAGGCACATTTTATTGTGCCTTTTTTCTTGAGTCAGATGATAAATACATGTAACAGGAGATTTTCAACCATGAACTTTAAAGATTTTTTAGCAGAAAGTTTAAACAAAGAATACTCTTACCGTATTAAAATTGCGGCTGATTGTACTGCAGACCATATTGCAGTTATTGAGAAAGCCTTAGCAAAGTATAATGTAGTAAGCGTAGCAGATTTTAAACGTAAACCCATTTCAGAGAACCCAGTAGAGTTCACAAGCACTAAAGGTGTTAGACTTATATCAGAAGTTTGTTCTACTGATGTTATAATTGGGTATCCTGTTAATGCAAGAATACTTGAAGTTTGGGTAGCAGTAAACTTAGGCTTAGACGCTGATAGAGTTTTATGTTATGATGTTAAAGATCCGAGACGATTACAATCAGAACAAGCAGAATCAAGGGTTGAAGCTGATAAAGACAGAAGTGTTACCGAAGACGATGCACTACTTAACAGCGAAGACCAAGAACATTACGAAATTGATGAAGATTTACTAGGCAGAGAATATGGTTTTGGTGAAGAATACAATGCTAAGTTCTTAGCAGAGCTAGAAAAAATTAAAGCAGAAAAAGGTGCAGACTATTTTAGACAGTATCCTGATAAAGATGACTTAATGGGTGACACTTTACGACCTATATGGGACACTATTAATAACGCAGGCAACATGGGACAAAGCACCGATTCTAAAGAAGTAACAACAATTAATCAGTCTGGGGGAATAAAATGAGCAATCCAGTAAACGACCTAGACTTATGTAAGACGTTACTTAACATTATTGATGAAATGTACGAAGCTGACGGAATCACTCCAGTTATGCCTACTACAGACGCTCCAGTAGATGAAGGTAAATTACCTGCAGGACTACAAGCATATCAAGATAAAAAGAACGGCAAGAAAGATGATGATGTGGACACCGATGAAGATAAAGCAAAAATAAAGGACGCTAAAGGAAGATATAGCAAAGCAGTCGGAGTAATGAAAGGAAAAAAAGACGAAGACAAAGAAGAAACAGTAGAAGAAGCAGTTGAAGAACTACAAAAAATCATGCAACTAGCAGGATTAGAATCTATTGATGAAGCAATGAGCGATGCTTATGGTATTACTAGCGGAGAACCTCAAGATAGTACAGAAGGTGGATCAGTAGAATTTAAACAGCATAAAAATACTGATAAAGGTTCTGTAAGTATTGAAGCAAGTGCAGACAATATGGAAGAGTTACAAAAAATCATGCAACTAGCAGGATTATCACTTCCTAATTTAAATGCTCCAGCTAATGATGAGCCTGAAGCTAATGATGAGCCAGAACAAGAAGAGCTCTTACTTAGCCCAGATGATGAATCACCAGAAGATGAAATGGTAGTTGTTTCTCCAGATAGTGATGATGAATCACCATGCGGTGATCCAGAACCTTCCGACAAGAGTGATGCAAAGCAAACTTTAGTCAATATTATTAAAGACAAACTCCAACAACGTCTTAAGTAAATTCAATTACCGTATAAATACTAGCATGGAGCGATTACATGCCTAGAGGAACAGCGGATACTAGTCTGGTAAAACCAGCTAATCAGATATTCGATTACGACGAAAAAACCATAAAAGAATTCCAGCAATGTTGTGACGATGTTGATGGTGCATTGTATTTTATGGTAAATTTCATGAGAATACAACATCCAGTACACGGACAAATGCAATTTGACCCGTACGATTACCAGCTAGACCTCATTAAAAACTACAACAAATTTAGATATAGTATTAACATGCTAGGCAGACAGATGGGTAAAACTACTGTTGCGGCAGGTTATTTGCTATGGTATGCTATGTTTAAACCAGACAGCACAATATTAGTTGCGGCTCACAAAGCGGCAGGCGCCAGCGAAATTATGCAACGTATTAGGTTTTCATACGAAAGTTGTCCAGACCATATTAGAGCAGGTGTAGTAGAATACAATAAAAGCAGTATTACATTTGACAATGGTAGTAGAATAGTTAGTAGTACAACAACTGAAACAACTGGACGTGGTATGTCCTTAACATTAGTTTACTTAGATGAGTTTGCATTTGTAAGAAACACAATAGCAAAAGAGTTTTGGACGTCACTGTCACCTACATTAGCAACAGGTGGTAAGTGTATTGTTACAAGCACACCTAATAGTGATGATGATACCTTTGCTACTATTTGGGCAAACTCATTAAACACATTTGATGAATACGGCAACGAAACGCCAGATGGTACAGGTAAGAACGGCTTTAAAGGATATAAAGCTAAATGGGACCAGCATCCAGACAGAGATAGTGCGTGGGCAAACCAAGAACGTAACAGTATAGGCGAAGAGCGGTTTAGGCGAGAGCATGAATGTGAATTTGTCATATATGATGAAACACTTATAAATTCTCTAAAACTTATTGATATGTCTGGTGTAGATCCTATTAGAACAATGGGGCAAGTGCGTTGGTACAAACATCCACATCCTACATGCACTTATGTAATTGGATTAGATCCATCAACAGGCACAGGCGGCGATGCCGCAGGCATACAAGTATTTGAATTACCTACAATGGTTCAGGTTGCTGAATGGCAACACAACATGACGCCTATTGAAGGGCAAATGAAAGTAATGATGGATATTATGCAATATCTAACAGAGTTACAAGTGGAGCAAATCTATTGGAGTGTTGAGAATAACAGTATAGGCGAAGCCGCATTACTTGTAATTAGAGACACAGGTGAAGAAAGTTTTCCAGGTGACTTCTTGCATGAACCTAAAAAAGTATCAGGTAGGCGAGCAAGAAAAGGTTTTACTACAGGACATAGAACTAAAGTAGAAGCATGTTTAAGTTTAAAACGATTAATAGAACAAGACAAAATAACAATTAACAGTAGACCGTTGCTGTCTGAACTTAAAAACTTTGTTGCTAAAGGTAATAGTTTTAGTGCTAAACCAGGCGAACATGATGATTTAGTTATGTCTATGATACTCTGCATAAGAATGATACATTACATTAGTACATTTGAAGACGAAGTATTTGATGCTGTTAATAGTACCCTAGCAAACCCTAATGATTACGGTGATTATGACCGTGAATGGGATGATCAAGATGATGACGGTCCTATGCCCTTAGGGATTCTTTAACTATTTGATAAATAGTATTTGATAAAGGAGTATTCTAAATGGCTGTAAACATAGAATTAGTAGCTGAAAAGGCATTTAACTTGCTCGCAGGTAGCGGGTATGATATCTTGAGCTTAAATTCCGCTGGTGAAACAGTTATTGATCCAACAGAAGCATCGAGGTTTGTTATCAAGCAACCTAATATACTTGTAAGACTTGATAAAGCAACAGAAACAGTATCCATGGGAGTTAGAGAAGACTTTGACAACCACGATTTACGTGATTCAGTTAAGCACTTAGCAAACGATTATTTAATGAATTTTGATTTTAAGATTTTTGGCAAGGTACTAAAACCTAAGTCTGAAACAATAGACATTGCACAAAAATCAGAAAAACCAATGGGCGACGTATTAGAAGCATTAAACACTTTAAAGCAACTAGCAGGTTTACCAGTAGATACTATTTCAGAATTTAAGCGACCTACAACTAGTAGCACTCACAGTACTGGCAAAGATAAAAAGCAATACGACCCAGCACATAGGCACACTAGACCAGTTGGAGGAAATCCACAAGTATGTCCTAAGTGTAAAGGCGACGGCTGTTCGGCATGTAGTAATACGGGTGAAGTTATTTCTAAGCTACGCAACGATCCTAAAGTAGAATCAGACCTAAACGAATTTCAAAATGATTTACCAGGTTATCATTCGTATAAATACCCAATGGCTTATACGTTTATTATAAACATGGCAAAGGGTCAATTAGGTGAAGCAGAAAGAAATTGGTTCTTCGCTAATTTTGATGATGACGAATCAATGGTTCAAGCAATACAAACCCAAGGACTCAGTCGCGACAAATCATTCGAGGCATTGAAAGCATTTAAAGCCGATTTAAGAAACTGGCCAGGCTCCATGTTTGAAGATAAGGCATATGAAGGACAAGAAAATATGAAAAATACAAAAGAAGCAGATATTGATGAAAGCAATTTTACGTTAAGTAATTATGGCACAAAATGTCCTAAGTGCGGTAAAGTTAAAGGCGGAGAAACGTTAGACATTGATAAAGTTCCAGGATGTGAATGTCCTGAAGAACCTGAAGACGTAAAAGAAGGATTCAGTTCTATGTCAGGCAGTAGCAAAACAAGTTATCAAGGCTTAGACAACGTTAAACTTATTGTAAGACATAAAAAAGAAGTTAACGAAGAAATTAGAGGATCACGTAGTAGAAATATTCACAGTATCTTTATACAACGTGGCGACGAAAGATTTAAAATGGCAGAGACTAATCTCAAAGCCGCTAGAGCAATGGCAAGACATGTAAAGAATGGCGGAGAGCCGTTTGATTCAGTTGGTAATGCTATTAATGAAATGGCAACAGAACAAAGAAAACTCAGAGAGTTTGTACGTTATGTTAAAACGTCAGGTCTCGTAAATGAAGAAAACGAGAGCTATGTGGCATTAGCTGTAGAGAACATTGATTATATAACAAAATCATTTACTAAGTTAGCAGGTGTTAAATCATATGCTAATGCAACAGAACAAGTGTTAGATAGGTCCCATACAGAAGTGTTACAAGATGACATTGACCTAGAAAGTAAATTTACTGAAACACATTTTGATAACAAAGTTGCTAACGTAATAGATTCTATTAAAACAGCAATGTCAAGAAGAACAAGTTTTGAAAGCATAATTAATACGGCAGTTACAAACGAAACATTTGCATCACTAAAGAGCTTATTATCTGAAGATGACGGAATGGAGTTTGCAACACCATATGCGAAATTAGGACATCAAGTAGGACAAATGAGTACTAGTGTAACCAATTCTCATTTAGGTAACTACTTATCAGGAATTAGCAAGAAGCTCAATAACGGGGACAGAATGTCACAACATGAGTACACAACTATCAAAAGTTGTTTATTAGGTGCCCACCAACAGCATGAAGTACCTGTAAGTGTAGCAGAAAGCGTAGAAGATCAATACGAACAGTTCATAGAACAATTTGACATTCTATAACTAATATAAATATTTGGAGACAAAATGGTCGATTCAGTAAAAAATTACGGTATTGCAGGAGTAAGTGCAACAGTTGAGCTTGGTAAAGCAGGCAAAAAAATTGTTGGCTCAGCAAGCGACATATCATTAAAGAATGCAAATAATAGCCTTTCGCCAGTAGATTGTTTAGCAGGTACAGCGGATGATCAAGCAGTAACTAAATTACAAATGGATACAGCAACGTCAAGCAAAGTGCAAACAATTACAGAAACTGTAAATTATAACAGTGGCGCTAATTTCTTTTTGTTTTCAGTTGCCGCAAATACAAAAATTCTTAATGTAATGGTTACAAAAGCTACTAACTGGTCTTCTTATAATGCGACAACAGAAATTACAGTAGGTGACTCAGGCGACACAGATAGATTGTTCTCAGGCTTTCAAGCAGACGGCGAACAATACAAAATAGATTCAGGTTATACTTACGCTAGTGAAACAGATATACTAGCACAAATTACTCAAGGCGGCGCAACAACTGGTACAGCTACAATTGAAGTTTTCTTTAGTGGTCCAACAATTAATCAAGTACAGTAAATAGTAAATTCTTTTATAGACCTAAAAAAACCCGCTTTATGTGGGTTTTTTGCTAAATACTATTGTTAAGAAAAAATGTGTCAATATTAAATTAAAAAAACGGTTGACTTTTCTTATCTAGGCATTTATAATAGTAACAGTCGCAATATTGCGGCGAACATGGCAAACATGGCAACATAGGAGAAACATCATGGCCTCATTAGCAGAAATCAGAGCGAAGCTCTCATCAATGGAAACCAAACCCGGTTCCAACAACAAGCAATCCGATAACGCAATATTTCCTCATTGGAATATTGACGAAGGTACAAATGTAACACTAAGGTTCTTACCTGACAGTGATACAAATAATACTTTCTTTTGGATTGAACGTCAAATGATTCGTCTCACCTTCCCAGGTGTAGTAGGCGGAGAAAACAAACCAGTTACAGTACAAGTCCCTTGTGGCGAGATGTACGGTGACACATGTCCAGTACTAACGGAAGTTAGGCCTTGGTTTAAGGATTCTTCATTAGAAGATATGGGCAGGAAATATTGGAAGAAACGTTCTTATATTTTTCAAGGATTTGTTATTGACAGTCCTCTAAACGAGGAAGCACCTGAAAACCCAATTAGACGATTTGTTATTTCACCACAAATCTTTAACATTATTAAGTCCGCATTAATGGACCCAGATATGGAAAATATTCCAACTGATTATGTTAATGGTTGTGACTTTAGAGTTACTAAAACTACTAAAGGGCAATACGCTGATTATTCAACATCAAACTGGGCTCGTAAAGATAGTTCATTAGATGAAACGCAACTAGCGGCTGTTGATGCCAATGGTTTATTCAATCTAAGCGACTACTTACCAGCACAACCAACTGCCGAAGGATACAACGCAATTGCAGAAATGTTTGCGGCTTCAGTAGATGGTGAGTTATATGATCCTGCAAAATGGGGTAACTTCTACAAGCCATATGGCGTTGAAGTTCCTGCAACAGCAGTTCAGGCATCAAGTGCTCCAGCTCAAGCAACAGCACCTGCACCTACTCCAGTAGTGGCACCAGTAACAGCACCGGCACCAGCAGTAGCGGAAACAACAGCACCTGTTGTTGAAACTGCACCTGCTCCAGTACCAGTTGCAACAGTGGCACCAGTGGCAGAAGTAGAAGACAAAGGTAAAAAATCAGCAGATGACATCCTGAACTTGATCCGTAACAGATCAACATCTTAAGGAGTTATCATGCAGAAGCCATTTGACTTAACTAAGTTCAGAACAGGTATAACTAAAAGCATTAGTGGTATTAGTGCAGGATTCCATGACCCTAGGGATTGGATCAGCACCGGTAACCACACTCTAGACTATTTAATTAGTGGAGACTTTGCCGGGGGTATTCCCCTCGGTAAAGTAACTGTGTTTGCAGGTGAATCTGGTTCTGGTAAATCATTTATATGTTCAGGTAACATTGTTAGGAATGCACAAAAGAAAGGATGTCAAGTAGTATTGTTTGACTCTGAGAATGCATTAGATGAACAATGGTTACAAGCATTAGATGTAGAAACAACCCCAGATAAACTATTAAAAATTAGTGTTTCTATGATTGACGATGTTGCTAAAGCAATTAGTGAATTTATGAAAGACTATAAAACTAACTACGGCGAGCTAGAATATGATGATATGCCTAAGTTGTTATTTGTAATTGATAGTTTGGGAATGTTACTTACACCAACAGACGTTGCACAATTTGAAAAAGGTGACATGAAAGGTGATATGGGTAGAAAGCCAAAGGCGTTAGCGTCTTTAGTTAGAAACACCGTTAACCAGATTGCCCCTTATCCGATTGGCATTGTAGCAACCAACCACACTTATGCATCGCAAGACATGTTTGACCCTGATGATAAAATCAGTGGAGGACAAGGTTTTATATATGCATCAAGTATTGTAGTAGCAATTAAAAAACTAAAACTTAAAGAAGATGAGGACGGTAATAAAGTTTCTACAGTACAAGGTATTAGAGCCGCTTGTAAAGTTGTGAAGTCTAGATACAGCAAACCTTTTGAAGGTGTGCAGATTAAGATTCCATATGAAACAGGAATGGACCCGTACAGTGGTATGGTAGAAATGCTTGAACAAAAAGGCATTATCGTTAAGACTGGCAACAAACTTTTATATACATCACCAGTTACTGGTGAAGAAATTAAAGAGTTCAGAAAAGGCTGGTCTAATGAGAAACTTCAAATAGTTATAGACGAGTGGGAACAGAATCCAATTGCACAGAAAGAAGTAATTGAAGATATTGATCCTGACGTATTAGAACCAACTGATGAGGAGTATAACGATGAGTCCTGAAGTAGCATTACTTCATGAAGTTTGGGATTCTGTTAGACCGCATATTGCGGCTAAAGAACGACTTCACGAAGCAGAAAGATTACTTAGAATTTTCGATGAGCATATTGAGATGTCCGACCTGAACGATAACGCTCATGAGTTTGATAAATCAATGAAGGCGGCAATCGTTAACTTTTATGATGAAGGTTACGACGAAGATGATGACTCAGACGATGCAGAGTACTAAGGAAGAAAGAAATGGCTACATGGTATAATAAAGTTGTTGGAGATTTAGGTAGTATTGTTGACAGTATTACTTATTTTGAAAAAGAACTATCAGAAGCCAGGTTCGAGTGCAGGATCAAAGGGAGCCTAGAAAAAGCTAGTTCCTCCCTTCCTGGACTTACCGAGTATCGCTTTAATCAGTTACAAGAGATCGAAGCGATCCTCGAACACCTTAACATAGAACTTCGTAAAGTACGTTCTATTACATTCCGTAAGTATTTAGAAAGTTACAATAGAGCGTTATCCAGTAGAGATGCTGAAAAGTTTGTTGACAGTGAACAAGATGTAATTGACCTAACACACCTTACTAATCAATTTAGCCTATTGCGTAATCAATACCTCGGTATTATGAAAGGCCTAGATGTCAAGCAATGGCAAATTGGACACATTACCAGACTGCGAACAGCAGGTATGGAAGACATTGTTATTGAGTAATATTATATGATTTATGGTATCGGAAACGACATCTTAGAGATTAGTAGACTAAGTGATTACAAACGAAGCACTAACTTAGCATTAAAAGTGCTAACAGCATATGAGTATGATGTGTTTAAAAATCTGTCAGAATCTAAAGCAATCAAATACTTAGCAAATCAATATGTATGCAAAGAAGCAATCTCTAAGGCATTTGGCACTGGTATTAGGAACGAAGTTATCTTTACAAACATGGAAATACATAGAGATTCACTAGGAAAACCCGTGCTAACACCCCTAGGAAAGCTCAAAGAATTGATGGAAAATGAGCAAATTACT